GAAAACTGGGACGATAAGGTCACAGGGGCTAAACGCTCTAAGATTGTGGTTACCGCTTGGAACCTAGGTATTGACATGAAGCGCCACACAGTCGCTCAAGTAAGCACACCAACCCGCACAGAGACGCCTAACACCAACCTAGCCTCAGACCCTTGGAGTACGCCATTATCTGACATTGCGCCTTTCTAACCCTGATGTAGTATTATTGGGGTTGATAAACTCTCGAAAGGGGTTGTAAATGGCGTGGACTGATTTCTTCACAAAGGAATTAGCGGGTTCTAAAGTTGTCGTTGATTTGAATGGTAAACCATTTGTATCTCAAGAGATTGCTCTAAAAGAATATATTGAGATTGAATTAAACATTCAGCCCGACACTTTGCCGTACAACATCTATTTCCGACGCTTTGATGCAATTGGTGGCGAATTAGAAAATCGTCTCTTTGCTCAAGTTGGCGATAGAAATTTGGCTTTGAAATCTGCCTTGGAAGTAACTAGCAAAAGAATTAACTCTTTTGAATTTGTCCTAGACGGAGAATAAAAAGGCTAAAATAACTTAACGGTATAATCTACGGGTGTACGATAACCTTTCACCCAATAGTGAAGGAGTCGTGTCGGTTTTAGGGGCTTTCGCCATTCAGACTCACGAAGTATTTTCGGAGTTGATAAGTGCGGGATTCAACGAGGAACAGGCAATCGCAATCGTCGTAGGATTAGCAACCAAAGAGTAGAGGGTTAAATGGCTGAGAAAATAACGCCCGATTTACAAGAGTTCGGCTCTACTGGTCTGCGTCGTTCAGGCGGCACAGTTTTTGAAGAATTTCTAATCAATCTGCGTGGACAACGCGGAGCAAGAACCTATCGAGAGATGGCGGATAACGACCCGACCATTGGCTCAATGTTGTATGCAATTGAAAAAGTTATTACTCGTCTTGAATGGCGTGTAGACCCTTTCTCAGATGATTCTCAAGACGGAGATATTTCTAAGGAAGATAAAGAAGTAGCAGTTTTTGTAGAATCTTGTTTACACGATATGAGCGAGTCTTGGGATTCTGCTTTATCTCAAATGCTTTCAATGCTTGTCTTTGGTTTTTCATATCATGAGATTGTTTACAAAATCCGTGAAGGCGATAACAAAAACCCACAGCGTAAATCTAAATACAATGATGGTCGTATCGGCTGGCGCAAGATGCCTATTCGCGCTCAAGAAACTTTATTCCGTTGGGAAATGGATGAAGATGGCGGTATTCAAGCGATGGTTCAAGTGGACCCATCAGCGGGTGGTATCCATACAATTCCAATTGAGAAGGCTTTGCTATTCCGTACCAGTACACAAAAAAATAACCCTGAAGGTCGCTCCCTTCTTCGTAATGCTTATCGCTCTTGGTACTTCAAGCGTCGTATTGAAGAAATTGAAGCAATCGGTATTGAGCGTGACTTAGCAGGTTTGCCAGTTGCTTATGTACCACCTGAGTTTCTTTCATCATCAGCAACAGCCGAGCAAGCCTCAGTCCTAGCATCAATCCAAAGCATAGTTACTTCTATTAAGCGTAATGAGCAAGAGGGAATTGTTATGCCCTCTATGTATGACGACCAAGGACACAAAGTATTTGATTTAGTTCTTTTATCTTCAGGCGGTTCCCGTCAGTTTGATACAGACAAAGTTATCCAGCGCTATGACCAAAGAATTGCAATGTCAATCCTTTCTGACTTTATTCTCCTTGGCTCTGACCGAGTTGGCTCTTATGCCCTTGGAACCTCCAAGATGGATTTATGGTCGATGTCAGTTGATTCAATCGCTAAAAACATTGCTGAAGTAATTAACCAACACGCTATCCCTCGTTTACTAAAATTAAACGGTATGGATGTTGCTCGCGCTCCTTATCTAACATACGGTGAAGTAAGCCATGTTGATTTGAATGAGATTGCTGGATTCGTCGGTAACTTGGTACAAACAGGTGCAATAGTTCCTGACCCTAAGTTGGAAGAGTATCTACGCGACTTGGCTGGATTACCACCTGCCGAACACGATGGACAGAATTTTGGTATGCCTCCAATGCCTGAAGGCGAAGGACTTCCTCCAATGCCCGAAGAATCAGAAACATCAGGCGAGGAAGAATTACCTCCTGCTCCTACACAAACTGAGGCTCCGAAACTTCCTGAAGTTGGTTAAAGATGGCAATTCATTTTGCTAAGGCGCGAAATAAGCGAGTTCCTTTAACACCTCAAGAACAAGAACTTGCTCGTACTCTTTATCAATCAATTCAGCGAGCCACAGATAAAATCTCTATGAGGCAACTTGAGTCTTTGCTTCGCAACATGAATCCTGAAACCTTAGAGCGTTTGCTATCGAGCATAACTATCGCTAACCAAAAGAGCATCCAAGAATCTTTATTGAATTCGATTGACCTTGGTGGCAAAGATGCCATTAAACAGATTCAAAAGATTGCTCCTAAATTAGCCCTTCCAGCCTTTTCACCTTCTAAGGTAAAGATTGATAATCGGCAAGCAATGGCTAACCTCGAGTTCACAAAACTTCCAGCATGGGCGCAATCAAAACCACCTAAAGTTGAATTCACTATGTCCTTTAATAAAACAAACCCAAACTCTTTAGCCTTTGCTCAACGCCGTGCTGGAGAACTTGTAACCTCGATTGATGCTTTAACCCGTCTATCAGTTCGCAAAGCAATCATTGATGCCTTCAATGAGGGATTAGATTACAGAGCAACAGCCCGAAGAATTAAAAGTGTTGTAGGACTACACCCAAGATACGCCGACGCGGTAACTAACTTTGAAAAAAAAGAGTATGCCCGATTAGTTAAAAGCGGAATGAAAGAAGCAAGCGCTCGCGCTAAAGCAATCGAACGCTCTACCCGTTATTCAGATTCTCTCAAGAGCAAAAGAGCCACAATGATTGCTCGTACAGAGATACAGATTGCTCAAAACGAGGGACGCCAAGAAGGATGGAACCAAGCGGCGGAACAAGGCTATGTAGATGTTGAGTCACAGAAGATGTGGATTATTGCTCAAGACGAACGCACCTGCGACATTTGTTCTGAATTAGATGGCGAAATAGTTCCTTGGGACGGAACATTTTCTAGCGGTGATGAAACTCCAGGCAGAGTTCACCCTAACTGTCGTTGTACCATGGTAATCATTCCACCTGAGAGACGCTCATGAGTATCACAATCGCATTTCCTCTTGGATATAAGCCAGTCCTTAAACATGGTGACCATGACCAATCTAGCCACGGCTCTTGGGCTTCAGGTAACTTTAATGAGGAGAGCGAAGGGGAAAGCGCACAAGGAAAATACTTTGATACCTACGGAGTTGAAATTAAAACTAATGAACCAGTCGGTATTCAACAAAGTGAAATAGAGGCTCTTAATTTTTACACGGGAGATGGGTATACAGATATAAATAATAATGCAAGATTTGGTATAGCCCATCCTGAAGAATCGGTAGAAGCAATAATACAAGACAGAATATCTAATTTAGATACACTTATAGAGCAATCACCCGATATGTTTGGTGACAAAAACTTATTTCGTGTATTCGATAAAAGTTTAATTGATACTCTTGAAAAAGGAGATGTATTAACAGACAAAGGATTTATGTCTACAACTAGAGTTGATATAACAAGTAAAGAAGGTTTAGAAGTATTACAAAATCTACAACTTATTCGAGTAACAGATGATAGAGCATCAATTATTTTGCCAAGTGAATCTAAAACAGGCAAAGGTTTAGCAGTCGATTATCTAAAAAATGCTATTTCGGATGCGTTTACAAATGTAGCCACAGCCAACAATGAAAGAGAAGTTTTACTTCCTAGGGGAACTTCCCTAAAATTCATGGGCTATAAAAAAGTAAATGAGGGGGCAGATGATGTTATGGATGTTGCAGTCTTTCAAAGGTTAGATAAATGAGCAGATTCATAACTATGCTTGGGGATGTGGAGATAACTCGAGCCGAAGATGTAGCCAAACACGGAGACCATGACCAAAGTTCTCATGGCTCATGGGCGCAAGGGCTTCAGGTAGCCCCTGAGATAGTCCGCTCGACCCTTGAGAGCGTTAAAGCCAATGGTGGGCTAACCGTTGATATGAAGGACGGCTCCAGCCCTAAAGATGGCTTTATGGTGGCTAAGGGCAAGAAGTTCGCGGCGATAGTCAAGGCTGATGACTTTTTTAATGAGGCTAAAGGCGCTGAGATTCTTTCCTCCTACATGAAGCGACATAAATCTGAGTTCAATAATTCGAATAACTACCTAGGGTTATGGCATAATACGAACGATGGACAGGTCTACCTTGATGTATCAGAAAACATTAAGGACGAGGGAGAGGCTATCTCTCGGGGTCGTGAACGCGACCAAATCTCAATATGGGATGTAGCGAACTTAAAAGAAATAGAAACAGGAGGAACAGGTGGCATCGAAAAAACTCGAAGCGGTACAACTGCCCGATTTGTCGAATATGACAGACGAGCAGATAGACGCTTACGCCAAAGAGATTTGGGCAAAGTTAGCAAAACCCTCAAAGTAATTTACTTTGATTATGGTTTGAAACCCGTACTAAAACACGGGGAGCATGACCAGTCCGAACACGGTAACTGGGCTAGAGGCTATACAGAAGATGAAGTTAAGCGCATTGAAGCAATGGATAAAGTTGGTCCATCAATCGATGAATTAAATACTTTATTAAAAGGTAATAAAGAATATACCGATGAAGATAAAACTCTTGTCGTAGAAAACGATTCTGATTTATACGCTGATGCCACTCAGGGGCTTGACGAAAAAGTTGAAGAGGCTTTTCAAGCGGGTAAATATGAGTACGAGGACCAAGCGGCTAGTGACAAAGCGAATGAAGAATTAAGAAATCGTTTATACGAAAAAATTCAAAACGAGATGGTTGCTGATTATGTAGAGTCTAATAGCGAAACCTTAGACGAATATCTTCGAGCAAGCGACGGAGAACAAATAGATACCGTATCAGCAATGTATTCATTGCAAGATGTTTTTGGTGTGAGTCATACTGGAACAAGTATCAATGGAGAAGAAATAACTCTTAATGCGAATGTTAATGATGTTAGTTCCGATGGTTCTAACATTTACATAAGGGGAGATGTTATCAATGAAGAAGGAAATTTGGCTGGAGAATTTGAACGCCGATTTTTTCAAAAAGATGGAGTTTGGAATGTTGAACACTCAGTCTTACGCTTAGACGAGGACCATATAGGCACAGGTTTTGGTAAAGCATTTATTGAACAATCAGAGGCTTGGTATACCGCTAAAGGCTTTGGCTATATTGAAGTTGGAACTGCATGGGATGGCGCTCGCCATTGGGCAAGAGCAGGTTACGACTGGAAGCCTGACAGAGTGCAAGAAAACTTAGATAACATCTCTCAAAAAGTTGCCTCTATGGTTGATGACGATAGTGGTTGGTTTGCTGAAGGCTCCCCTGAAAGAGCCGAGTTTGATACTTTAATGTCAAGAGCAACAAATGATTATTCTCCTTATTTTGAGGATGAAAGTGGATATAAATATCCTGCTTTTGGCGGAGTCAAAGATTTGAAAGAAGATGATTTTCCACTACCCGCTCATTTTGCAAACATAGGATATTCAAAAGAAAAAGCAGAAGAGATTGGGACTTGGGCTGGCAAAGAATTGATGTACGACTTAAGAATGAAATATACAAAGTCATTGACTGCTGAAGGTCAAAAACTTTTAGAAGGACCTATTGACCACGATGGAGATGGCTTGATTTATGATGGAACAGCCCGTGAAAAACCAGCGCCAAGTGGCGGAAAGAACTAAACTGGGGTATAATTAGGTTATGAGCAGACGAGAGACACAAAAGGCTATTCAAGAGGCTTATTCTAAATGGTCTGAAAAGGTTGAGTTTACCTCTGATACGGGTGCCTCCAACGAGGATGAATTAAAGATTATGGATGAAATTTCAACCATCCTTCAAGGAAATAAACCCGAGTAGTAATACCATCCGCTACTCTTAGAACATGGCGGATATTGCACCCAAACTAATTCATCTAAGCGCTGAGGAACTACTCGCGCTCCATACGAATGTCCATAAATCAGCGTCTCCAACCTCGGCTGAAATCGAGGTTCACCACACCGTTCTTAATGAGATGGCTAGACGCAAGATGGAACGCCCAAAGGATGATTGGGATAAGTACGAGATTCTTATAGATTCAATCGATGATGTAGACCTAACCTCAATCGCTGGATTGCCAGCCGAGACAGTCCTAGAGGTTATTAAAGCCACGGGCGACACCGTAGGTAACATCAAAACTTTCTTCACAGTCAATGGCTATCAGATGCGAATTGAATCAGTTGAAAAAGCCGACGACAGTTTTACTCCTCCTCAATCAGTAAGAGATGCGGCGCAACGAGCAATCGAATGGATTGATAAGGGTTTCGCTGGTGATGGATTTACTTCAGTCGGTAGAACTAGAGCGGGTCAATTAGCCCGTGGTGAAAGTGTTTCTATCCAAACCTTAAAGCGTATGAAATCTTTTCTTTCTCGACACAAAGTTGATGGACAAGCCCTTGGATTTAATCGAGGCGAAAAAGGATTCCCTAGCGCTGGTCGAGTGTCGTGGGACGCTTGGGGCGGAGACGCTGGATTCGCTTGGGCAGAATCGATGGTAGATAGATATGAAAACGCAATGGAAAAACACGGAGACCATGACCAATCTGAACATGGAAGTTGGTCTACTGGAACTGGTGGTGGAGAAGATAAGGGTACGGCTGGTCGTCCCGCTATGGCTCCCGACAAGGCACCCGAACAAGGACAATCTAAAGAAGCAGTCAGACAAGCCGAACGAATCAGAAGAGACGCTGAAGCAGTTGAGCCAGTAGTCACATCTTTGATGGAGGGTATTGCAAAAAGTATTGATGCTGATTTTGCTGAACTAGATGGCAAGAGTTCCCTTGTAAATAGATTAAAGTCCACAGATTCTCTTGCACGAAAGATTGACCAAGATGCAGAAAAAGACCATGGTGGAGATAGAGAGAAAGCGGCAAACTCACTTTCTGATGCTGTTCGCTATACACTCAATGTCGATGAAAATAATTACACGGATGGCGTAGAAAAAACAATTAAGGCTGTTGAGGAAACTGGTTGGAAAGTTGATTCAGTTAAAAACTTTTGGCAAGCAGGTGACCCTTATGACGGCACCAATATGAAACTTAGTAAAGACGGAGTAAAGGTTGAACTACAACTACACACACCGTCATCTCACAAAATTAAAGAAGTAGATTTACATGATTCCTATGAGAAGTATCGTGTATCAAAAGACAACACAGAGCGTAAATCTCTATGGGACGGGATGGTCGAGAAGGCTCGAGCAATCCCTAGACCAGCCAACATGGGCAAACTATTGACCCTTGGAACGCTTGTCACACAGACTTTTGAGACCGCTCAACAAGCAGGTTTGGTAAAATCAACGGGGGTTGATATAATGTGGACAATAACGAGAGGAGGTATAGCCGTATGCGGTATTTCGCAAAACTAGGCGCAAACAACGAGGCGATAAACATTTATCGTTTTGAGGTAGGCGAGACGACCATTACTGAGGATAGATGGGATATTCGAAGCAAGTCTTGGGTGGATAACCCTGATGCCGATGTTGTTGGCTATCTGACTCAAGGTGAAGGTGAGTTCCAAGAACTTACCGAGGATGTAGCCCGTCAAATTTTTCCTGATGTATTTACCGAAGATGCTACAAAGTCTCTAGGTAAGTTTGACTTACAGAAAGCCGAAGGCGATAAGCGCTACACACTTGGAGCAATGTATATCCCTGATATGGAAGATGCTCATGGAGAGTGGACAGATTCAGATGAATTACAAAGAGCAGTTTGGGATTATGTAAAAAGCAATGACCGTCGTATTCGTTTACAACATAACCGTGATGTCGTTGCTGGAGAATGGGTAGAAGTTATGGCTTTCCCATATTCATTAACAGTTCCAATCAAGACACCTGAAGGTCAAGATTTAGAACACACATATCCACCTAACACAGTTTTCCTTGGTGTGATTTGGGAACCTTGGGCATGGGACATGGTTACCGAAGGAAAGATTCGCGGCTATTCAATCGGTGGCAAAGCAGAGCGTTTATTCGTTGATATAGACTTAGAAAAGAACGACCCAACTGTGTCGGATGTTCATGTTGATACAATAATGTCACCGTCAAAGAAAAAACCTAAGAAAGTAGAGACCGTATGAAGAAAGACCTGAGAATGTTAGGCGAACTTCGCAAAGGACCTTTGGCTGGCATGGACGAAGATGAATTTAAGATGATTGAAGAAGATGTAAAAAAGTTTGGTTTCAAAGGACTTAGCGGATACGCAAAATCAACTGTTATGCGAGCAATGCGCTTGATGGGCGCTGAGATTAACAAAGCGGTAGCCCAAAGAAAAGCAGAACTAGAAAAGCACGGCGACCACGACCAATCTACTCATAGTCCAACGGGCGGAGCAGGAAGAAACATTCAAGATTTATCTCCAAGTGACCAAAAAACATTTATTAGCAGAATGTCGTCAGCCAAAACTGGCGATGAGCAACGCAAAATTATTGAAGAATATAAACCTAAATTACCCAAGAAAGCAAAAATAGATAAAGCAAAATCTGTATCAGTTGGTGATATGGTTTCATGGAACGCTTCAGGCGGAACAGCCGAAGGTAAAATTTTAAGAATTGAACGCTCAGGAAAAATCAATGTTCCTGATTCATCGTTTGAAATTGAAGGCTCAGAAGATGACCCTGCGGCGCTAATCACTCTTTATCGTGATGGAAAGCCAACAGATACTAAAGTTGGACACAAAGTTTCAACACTAAAAAAAAAGTAATTCTTGAGAAGCACGGCGACCATGACCAATCAAGTCATGGCGACTGGCGCAATGCCGATGATTCTGAAGGTGAAGATTCATCAGAACCAAAAAATAGTAAACAAAATTTTGTTCCTTACAAAGATGATTCTGAAGAAGAGTTTGAAGAATTAGATGCAGATGACCCTAGATGGATGGATACAATGGATTATCCAAGGAAGAAGAAGTAATGCCAACCGTTATTGATGACACAATGCAAGTTCTTAAATCTATGGGCATTTCTTCTTATCGAGTTTCAACCCCGCCTGGGTATGCAGGAATTCAAGTAAACCTACCTAATGATTCTCAAGCATTTTTTGTTTGGACAAAAATAGACCAAACTGACTTCCACTTTAGATTGGCTCGTTTTTGGGCTGACGAAAACCCCTTTTCAATGTGGGTTTCACCTAATTTAATTGAAGCCCTGACCAAGACAAGAGTTTTAGCAAACCAATAAATAGGCTCGAATTACACTTATGGTATTCTTCATCTGTCAAGACCCGAGGTTAGTTTTATTAGCCCTATGCTAAAAAAACTCGCCTCTAGTTTGTTAGGAGCATAAATGTCAAAACCCCGTACCCGCAAAATGGTGAATTTAGCCATTGAGGAAACGAGTGGCGTAGACCATCCAGCGCACTTACATGAAGGTTGGCTCGTTATGAAGTCAGCATC